GACAGTGACATCAAGACGATGGACATCAAGACATCCATCGAGACTCTGGTTGAGCAGGCTGGGTTTCAGCCTGAGCTTACCCGCATACCGTGTGGTGTTCACACCATTGATGACTGGACAGGGGGTGGGCTGCGTACCAAGCAGCTGGGTATCATAATGGCCCCCACGGGGGATGGTAAGTCCAGCATGCTGGTGGTCATGGCTCACAACATGGCGTTCAATGAGCGCAAGGATGTGTGGCTGGTGACCAACGAGCTATCCCTTGAGGAGCAGACAGAACGGATGCTCTCCCGTATCACAGGCAAGGAATGTGAACGAATCATCAATGACCCGGGGATCGCCTTCCAAGGGCTCGACCGTCACTGGCGGGCGGGTGCTGACCAACGGTTGCGTATGACCGAGGTGAACCGAGAGGTTAGCATGGATGATCTAGAGGCTGAGATGATGAAGTGGGTGAACCTCATCGGGTGGAAGCCCAAGGTGTTGGTACTCGACTTCATCGAGCGGATGAAGCCTGTTGAGGCAGGCTGGTCGCGGGATAAGATATGGGATTGGGTGGGTGCTATCAGCCGTGACATGTCACGATTTGCCAAGCGCCACAACATCCTAGTGTGGACAGCTGCACAAACAAACAGGTCAGGGTATGCTAAGGGTAGGGAGAAGAGCCCGCTGAGCCTGGAGATGGCGCAGTCATCCGTCAAGCATCTGCAAGAGGCAGCATGCATCATTGGGATGCGGCAAGAGGAGCTACCTGATGAGCGTATCGTGATGGAGCTAGCCGACCTGAAGCAACGGTTCGCCAAGAGGCACAAGTCCTCGGTGTTCCTTGAGTGTGATCTGGCACGCATGCGGATCACTAACGATGAGTACCACAAGAATGAAGAGACAGAGGATGACGTGAAGCCTGCCACCATAACACGCAAGCGCCAGTACACCCCAAGAGAGAAGCAGAAGCAGGCACAGGCCAAGGTGGCAGCTGAGAACAAATAGTTTCCCATATGGTACGCATACTTACGGTAGCCGAGGCAAAATAAACTGGCAATCGTAGGTGGGAATACCTATAATGGGGTAGGAACAAGGACTGGGCGATCCGCGTGGGAGATCCCATCCACATACACCTGCGAAGGGAGGATCAATGAACGCATCAAGGGGTTACGAATGCTAGAGGCACAGCCTTACCCTAACACAAAGAAGGGCTGAAATCGAAACGAAACCACACGACGAGTCAAAACATAGTAGAAGAAAAGGAAGAAGAGAAACTCAAAAACGTAGTTGTTGTAGTTGAGTACTCTGGGTTGCTGTTCATTAGTAATACTTACTGGATGTAAGCCAACCCTTTCCAGATAACCCCACTCGTCGTAGTTCATGGCGCGTGGGGTTTCACATTTCAGGGAGCAACCGATGAGGTACAACGCTAAGAAATACTACAACGAGGTCTTGTTGAAGGCAGACATAGATCCCTCAGATCCAAGAGGCATCAGGCGCATGCACAGCACGCAGCACTGGGCGACCATCACCGATATGGTTGATACCTCCCTCTCAGATAAGGGCTCAGTCTTCGTTGGCAATTGGGAGGTCAACTCTGACCTCATCTACCACCGTCACCTTGAGCTAGGCTCATACACCACCTTCAATGGACATGACAGTGAAGGCCCTCACCCCATCTGCCCCGACTCCCCCATGCCTGACACGGCATGGGAGGCGTTCATCGTGGTGGACACGGTGAGTGGGCGGTGTGATCTATGCAAGGTAGCAGTGCCGGATCAGGTCAGGTTCATTCATAAGTTCTTTCAATAGGAGATAGATATGGGCTGGTTGGCAGCTGCGACATTCTTGTTCCTGATACTACTAGGTCCACGCCCGTGGATAATAGGTGCAGGATATCTGATTCAGAAGTTCAAGTTTGGAAATTCCTTTAGAGAAACATACGAGTACCACAAAGAACAAGACAACCGAAAGGGGTTCAAGTAATGGGTATCGCAAGTATACTGGCAGTAATTCTGGTAGTATGTAAGGCAGTGGGCTTCACCTCTCTAGCATGGGGGTGGTGCGTGGCAGGGTTCGGGTTTGATATCCTCCTGGGCACAGCCATCGTTATAGCAGGGTACTGGTACACCAAGAAGACAGTCAAGCGGGTGAACAAGACCTTCGACGCCTCCTTCATGCGGAATGAACTGAACAAGGCAAAGGATAAACTCGGATGAGCAAACTCAAGTACGTACTGCTGTATGGAGGTGCCGCAGCTATGGGCGCCGCTTCTGGTCACTGGCCACCTGTGTGCTTCATGGTAGGGGCCGTTGCTATAATACACGGTATCTTCGTGGCATGTAAGGAGATAGATGGATGAGGCGTGACGCACTAGACAGGGCGATCAAGGAGATCCATTGGAAGGTACCTAAGTACCTCTACGCACGGTGCCTGGAGTGTGATGATGATGTGAAGGGCGAGACAATGTGGTGGTTCTGGAGATACACCAGCGGCTTGGGATCCGGTAGGCTCAAGCAGTGGACGTGCCGTAGGTGCGCGCCGATGATGTCTGACCTGTTCAGGTTGAACCCTGAGTTCTTTAAGGATGTGGACTACAGTATCCTCGTTGAAGAGGAGAACCAGCTGATGGAATACAACAGACAAGGATCCGAACCCATCCTCAAGGATGCAGGGTAGGTGGACATTATGCCGTACTACGAGTACCGATGCGAGTCAAACCATGAAGTAGCAGTACAGCAACGGATCACTGATGAGCCGCTGACTGAGTGCCCTAAGATGGGGGTGGATCAAGATGGCAACGATGTAGCGTGTTGCTCCCCCTGTCATAGGCTGATCTCTAAGTCCAGCTTCATCCTCAAGGGTCCAGGCTGGACAATTAAGGGTGGGATATGAAGAAGGAAGCTGTCCGTATCTGTATGGTACCCAGCTGTGGTGCTGTGCTGAAGAAGAATGAGTCAGGCCTGTGCAAGGGCTGTGACCGTGTAGTTGAGGTGGCTGGCAGTAACTGCTGGCTCAACGGATGGGGGCCGAGATAATGGGCGTAACACTGAAGGATATCTGGCTGCTACAAATGATTATGATAGCCGAGCTGGGTTTCATAATTGGCTTCATAGCGGTCAAGCTATGAAGAGTGACCTATCGTTTGAGTTGACTGAGTTCTTCCAGAAGAGAGAGCTACGCCTCCAGGCAGCGCTGGCAATCTACCTCCATAGTGGAGGGGGTAGGTATTCAACACAGCTGGCTACCATTCAGGACGCTATCGAAGAGGCAGACGCACTACTCGATGAGCTGGACAAGACAGAGAAATGATTATCATAGGGATCACACTGGTAGTATACGCGCTGATGTGGGCCGCAATCATAGGGATCGCATGTGAGTAGGTGGTTCGATTGGAAAGAGATCCACCGAGAAGGTAACTGGTGGTTGGCAGAGCAGAAGTCCTGGGGGCATGGGTACTGCGTGATGCATTCATGTGAATCTGGCGCGCGTCCTAAGAGGCCTGAGTACAAGTACTTCAACACACCCTGTGGTTGGTGTGATGAGGTCGTGCCTGAGAGCATCCAGACGGTGTACGTCCTGCTAACAGACCACAGGGAGATGAGCACGCCATGAGTGAGTACAACAGCAACGATGTAGCCCAGTGGATCAAGGGTGCCTTCGCCGTGAACAGGACGAACGGCGACGAGCTACAGTTCAACTGCCCTATCTGTGACCACAGCAGCTGCTACTTCAACGTGGTCAAGCAGATTGGCTTCTGTCACAGGGCCATGTGCCGCACCACGTTCACGATGGATCGGATGATCGATGAGGTTGGCCACCCTCCGGAGCTTGCAGGCTACACCCCTTTAGTTAGTATGACTAAGAGCCAGACCTCTTCTCCGGTGAGGCTCCCAAGCTCTGCTGCACTGATAGGGTGTGACGAGCCAGCGGTTGCAGCCCTAGCTTACCGAGGTGTGACCTGGGATCACATCGTGCAGTTCAGAATACATTGTGATACCAAGAGGTTGTACGTGCCAGTGTACGAGGGCGGCGAGCTACGTCAGTACAACAGCAGAAGGATCGACAAGCGCAAGGCACCGGCTGATTGGTTCGATGCAGGTGAGAACCCTTACCGCTACGCATCAGGCCACCCTATCACTCACTACTTCCTAGGGTGGGAGGAGTGTAAGATGTGGGATCGTATAGTTCTGGTAGAGAATACGTTTGTTTCTATGTGGTTGCGTGACCTGAATGCGACAGCCACCTTTGGCTCTCACCTCAGCGACGTACACATAGACAAGCTGGTCCACTCTAAGATCAAGCATGTCACCTTCCTTTGGGATGGTGGCACAGGGCTTGCAACGGAGAAGGCGGCGAAGAAGCTGAAGATGAAGGGTATCCAGAGCAAGGTGATCGCCCTCCCTGGTAAGAAGCAACCGGATGACTACACGAAGGAAGAGCTACAGGAGATGATATGAGAGCCAACGGACGATACCTAGATTGCATACTGTGTGAGGTAGAGATAGAGAAGTGGGGCGATGAGGAGTTCGATTGTGTTAATGGCCAAGGGCCTTACTGTGAGGCATGCAACCGCTGGCAGTCACAGATCGCTGTGCTTGAAGAGAGGATCGTGGCACTGGAGGCAGCTGCTCATAGGAGTAGAGGTGAGGCGCAGCGACAGGATAACATGCGCCAAGCCGGTGCCTACGACCTAGGCGCGAGGCGAAGATGACCATCTGCTGCCAATGCGGGCGGCACTACTGGCCTGGGAAGGGCGTGTGCCCCAGCGCCGCAGGCAAGGCAGGTGAGTACGGGGTGGCGTGTAACCACACACCCTGTGATAACTGTCAGCGATACGTTGACGAGAAGGAGAAAGGGTATGACAGAACAAAACGGAAGCAGGCTAGGAGATCACAGAAAGCCTAAGGTTTCACCTGAGTCATGGATGCTACTGGTCGGCTTCATCGCTGCCCTGCTCATCTTCTGCAAGCTGGGCACGGCACAGGAGTACGAGCCCTTCTCGATAGACACAGGTGTCATTGTGAGCGGGGCTGAGATGTGCTTCTCGCCTGACCTCGGCCAACCTTCTATCACGATACTCAACACATGGCAGCGGTTGGTGAACGAGCTTGAGAACTACGAGAGAGGCGGGGCTCGGATGAATGAAGACGATGCCATCACAGGTGAGCTACTCTATGAGAACCACCTGTGTGCTACGATGGGTGCCTACTACAGTATTGTCATCACCCAGGCTATGGAAGGGTACGTGTTGGCACACTTCGATGAGCAGTACGGGTTTGGTGAGGGGCCTTTCATCGTGGCTAAGAAGGATGTCCTGATGGATAGGGGAACCCGATGAGGGAATGGTTCAAGGGATTCATGCTGGGGTTTACGTGTGTGTTTAGACCTGACCCCATCAAGTACGGCATCGCTACATCCAGAGGGATTCTCTTCATGGCGAAGTGTCTCGTTGCGGGTGTGTTGTTCGGGCTCTGTGTGATGTGGATCACAAGCTGCGCTAGTGAGATAGAGCAGCGCCAGCACTGGCAGGACTGCGCCGGTGTATTCCATGAGGCTTGCAGGGATGCAGATAACTTCCAGGCATGCGAGTACGAGTACTACAAGGAGTGTATCAATGTCTAGCCTTCCTCGTAGAGCCTGTGCTAAGACGCTGAGCTACAAGAGCATCATGTTGTTTGTACATTTCGCAGTTGGCTATGGTCTGACTGGCTCGTGGCAGTTCGGCAGTGCCTTGGCGATCATCGACTTGGTGCTGGGGGTACTCATCTACTACT